AACTAATTGCAAGATTTCTAATAAACCTATTTCTATTTTGATTTGAAATTAAATATTCTATTTCTTCTTGGTACGTTGCATCTTTCATTCTTTCTACCACATCATCTGGATGCCTTAATACCAGACATTTAATTTGAAAGTCAGACAATTGTTTGTTGTCAATCAATTCTTTTGTGGTGATAACTTTTTCTACTGCACCAAATAGACCTTCAAGTACCAGTTTATGTGTTTTGGTGCCGTCTAAAGTACCAGTTAATCCAATTCTATATTTAGTTTTATTGGCTGAAGTCATTATGGTTGTAAGAGACTGTGCTTTGAACAGATGTGCTTCGTCACCAATTACATAATCAAATTGTTCAAAGTAACTGGCTGGCATCGTATATAATGACTGCCATGTGGAAATAATTAATGGTTTATCAGATACTTTATCTTTGCCTTGATAAATTCTATGCACTGCATCTTCAACCAGAAAACCATTGTGTGATGAATAGTCTGCAAAGTCAGAATACAGTTGTTCCACCAAGGAAGTCGTAGGAACGATTATAAGGCCTTTGAGATTCTGATAGTCTAGTAGTTGTCTGAACAACAAATAAATGATTAAGGACTTACCTGAGGCGGTTGGAGACAACAATAATGCTCTACGATGTTGTATCGCATGAATGAAAGCATTACGTTGATGGTCTCTAACCTGAATTGGTTTGCCTTGTGAGTGTAGATTCAATGACTCCGCAAACTTGTTGAAGTGATATATGGAGTATTCATCTTGTAATTTGATGTCGCCCCAATCAATAAAGTATTGTCGTTCATCTGCAAACTCTTGTAAGTAACTGGTAAGTCCAAGATATAACTGTTGTGTCTGTAGATTGAAAAGACGTATCTTGCCGTCCCAAATTTTATTTCTAAATGCTGGAACAAACTGGTGACCAGGAACAAAGAATGTAAAGTATTCTGATAACTCTCTTGCCACATCTCGTTCACAAGTTATCTTGGCATACACCTCGTCTTTTTTAACAATAACAATATCACTGTCCATTTACAAATTTTTCCCATGAAATAAAATCTCTTAACTGCCACGTTCTTTGTTTGAGTTCAGACATAATAGATTCAACAACCGATATGGCTTCTTCGTGGTAGACTTTCTTTTCCAACAGTTTGATTAAATCACCGTCAGCTTCTAAGTATGTATTAATGTCAGATTTCAATGCAAACTGAAATGGTTCCCATTCATATTCATCCAGTTCTTCTTTAGACATTTTACCAGTAAAGTATTCCCATTTAATCTTACGCATACGTAGATAATCAAAGTGAGCCTTTTTTGATGCAATCTTATGTTTGGTTAGAATGTTTAGATATTTACTGTGCAAGACAGGTATCTTTAGTAGTTCTTTACTGGGTTCTGTTTGATCCATATTTGAATCTGTGTCCCAGTATTTTAATATTTGTTCAAGATTTTCCATAATTATTCAAAGTGGCAATAAAGTTACATTATAACATATTAATATTAAGCTGTCAAGTAATTATATGATTCGTACCTAAAAGATGCCGAAACAGTTATAATATTATCGGCAGATGATTTAGTATCAAAATTAATATCACCTAAGGTTATTGGAAATAAATTTCTAAAATTAATTTTAATCAAAGGATTATTCAAATTGGATAGAACAGTTAAAGTGGCATCAGAAAAATGTTCACTCCTTTGTAATTCTTCTTTGTAACTTCTTTTTTCAAACCCATCCGGATCAGCAATTGAAATGAACCAATCATATAAATTTTTCCAAGATTTCATTTCCTCATCAATTACAAATTCAATATCCAATAAACCATAATCCAATTTGGTACCAGGAGAATACATGTCCAAAAATGGAGTGGCACGTATAACTTCACCCAATTTTATAGATGGTATATTAACAGACTGACAAAAATAAACTACTGTATTGATTCGTTTGAATGACAACAGATATTTTGTTGGTTGTAATAGATTTGTATTTTGTGGATTTCTGTTTTTTACTGACATATTATCTCCTCTATACTATTTAGGAGCCAAAAAAAAGGACCCCGAAGGGTCCTTCTTAAGCACCACTCTGCGGTGGCTTCGTATTACATCAAGTTTGTAACTTTGAAAATACGGTAGTAGACGTTGCTACGTGCGTTCAATGCACCGTTACCAGTTGTCAAACCAGTTGCGAATGGGTTTGCAACCATTCCGTAACGAGTCTTGAATCCAATTTTTGGTTGGAATGTGTACTGGTCAACTGCACGAACCATTTGTAGAGGAACGTATGGGCAGTAGAAAATACCTGCGTCATAAGGTGATGAACCTTTGTAACCAATTGTAACCAATTCTTGGTTAGCTGTATAACCACCGAAGTATGGGTCAATATAGACCTTGATACGACCGTGTAACAAACCAGCGAATGTGTTGCCTGTATCGTCAACTTGCAAGTCAGCTTGTAGAGCAGGTGTATATTGTAGAACACCAGCCATTGCCATAGCGGAAGCAACGTCAGATGATACAATCATCACGTTACCTTTGCCACGACGTGTTTGTTTTGCAATAACGTTAGCATCACGTTCAATTTGGAAAATCAAACCTTTGAAACGTTCAACAGACCAACGACCGTTAGAGTCAGTGTCTAAGTCGAATGTACCAGCAGTTGTAGTACCGTATTGAGCACCGGTAACAGCAGTTGCGTAGATTGTACGAATAACTTCACGGTTGATTTCAGCTAAAATTTCTGTAGATAGAATGTTTGACAATTCTGTTTCAGCATCCAAACCATGGATTGCTTTCAAGTCTTGTGCTAATTCTAGTGAGTATTCAGCCTTCAAAGCACGTGATTGAGCAGTTACAGTAACTTTCTCAATTGTGAATGCCATTTGGTTGAATGGGTTAACAGCAGCATCAACACCTAATTGTTCAGCGTTAGCTGTAGTGATACCAATACCAGTTGTGATAGAGTTAGCAGTAAAGTCTTGAACTGTGTTAGCGTTAACGTCAGAGTTGCTTAAACTTCCACGGAAACCATACAAGTTAGTTGATGAGTTAGCACCAGAGAACTGTGTATTTGCTTCGTTGAAGAATGCTTCGTTTGCGTTAGCTGTTGAACCAGATTGGTTGTTGTAACGAGCACGCATTGCGAAAATCAAACCTGTTGGACCTGTCATTGGCTGAACGCCGCAAACATCATAAGCAATCAAGTTTGGTAGAGCACGGCGAACCAAGCTAATCAAGATTGGGTCGTAGTTAGAAACGCCACTAGCAATGTTTGTAGGTGCTGATGTGTATGCAGTTTCATTCAAAGCTTGTGCATCTTGTTGCATAGCTTGTTGTTGGTTTTCCAAAACAAGAGCAGTAACTGCTTTCTTGTATGGATCTTTAATCGCTTCTAGTTCTGGATGTTCCAGAACTGGTTGCCATTTTTTCTGTAGTTCTTCTGTTAGATACATGAGTGTCTCCTTGTAAGTATCTTTTATTGGTAAATTTTATTTATTTAACCAATGATTTAGAGATTGATTGTGCGTATTGAGCAATTGCAGGATCAGTAGAAACGAATTTCTTTTCTTCTTCTTCAACTGTAATTTCTTCATTTAATGCAGAACTATCGGCAGATTTCACTTGGTTCTCAAAATAAGATTCTCTTATAGTAACAACTTTGTCTGCAAATTCTTCTTCTGAAGTAAATTCAACACTCTCTGCGAGTTGTTTCATTTTCTCCACTTGGGTCTGCGTTAGGCCTTCACATACTGCATGTATAGCCTCTGTTTTAATTTTTTCGTTTAATTCTTTTTTAAGTTGAATTGACGCATTGATTTGTTCATTCAAAGATTCTTCTAATTCTTCTACACGGGTTGTCAATTCTTCAACAACGTTAACTTTTTCCTCTGGAATATCAATGTAGTGCTCTTCAAACAAACCTTTTAGGCCAGTGATAAAGTCTTCCACGATTTCTGCACGTAGACCTTTTTCAACTGCCAATTCATTTTCTTTCATCCATTCTTCAGCCATATAGTTCATGTAATCATCAACTTTGGTAGCCAAATCTTCTTTAACTTCTTCTACAGCTTCTTCAAACTGTTCGTACAATTCTGCTTGAATATCTTCCAAGATTGATTCTGTACGAAAAATAACGGCCGCTTCAAAAATTGTAGTTGCTTTGGAAACAAATTCTTCTGAAAGATTTTCATCACCTAATAGAGCGTGCATATCTTCTTTCATTTTTTCTTTCATTGTTTCTTTTTTCATTGTATCGGCTACCTTGGCAACTTCTTTTGACGCAGGCTTCTTTTTCTTGAACGCCGGGTAGCCAGATGTCTGTGTGTAAGCATTAGAGCTATGATGCGGTATGTAAGCATTAGAGGCTTCTTGCATTTGTTCATCTTCCTCTTCTTCAAAGAATTCTTCATCATCAGATTCAACTTCTTCAGGAACATAAGGAGTCATTGCACCAGGATTTGGTTGCATTGTTTGTTTTGCCAACTTAGCTTTGATACGGTCACGAATATTTTCGTAAGATGATTCTGAACCTTGATGTGAACCCATATCTTTTCCAGATCCTTCAGCATCACCGGCAGTATCTTGACCAGGCTGGTGTGCTAATTTCATTTTTGGTTGTTGACCAATAGGTGGTGTGGCTCCAGGTGGTGTTGCAGATGATACACCTTTTGAATATTCGGGTGCATCGTCATTAACATCGTTAGGTGCTGTGCCAATTTGTCCAACATCTTTTGTGCCATAAGCAACTGCTGGGTTTAGTCTTTGTGGTTTATCTTGGCCACCTCTTTTAGAAGAAACAGAAGAATCTAAATTCTCTTTTGCACCTTCAGTTAGAATTGCTTTAGCGGCTTCTGACAGATTAAATTTTGCCATTTTGAAAATCTCCTTGATTTTATATTGGATATTTATAATTAAAGTTTTTTGACAAATGATTCCCAAATGCGTAGACTTACTTGTTCGATTTCTTTACGTGATGCTTGTTTGATTTCTTGTTTAGCTTCTTCGTACTGATACTCAGTCCATACACCATTGACCATCATCCATTCTTTGCCTTCCATAATTCCTTGTACAAAAGCACCAGGTGCGGAAGGGTCTGCTACAATATCTGCCGCTGTGGCTAGATGGAAGTCCCCTTGAACAACGTTGATTCCGTTTTCCATTTTCAAAGAACCCATACCTCTTGATGACACACCTAGTTGTGCGCCACCTTCAATAAGGTTTTTTGCAATGTTACCCATCGGCGTTTCAAGAATTTTTGCTTTGCCTATCCAAGCATTTCCCTCTTGACGTAAACCTACAATTAAATGTGATACACGGTCAAGGTTAATAGATGGGGTGTCTGGGTGTCCCAGTTCACCAAAGGCACGGTTTTTATTAATGTATTCTTCACTGTAACGTTTAACTTCATTACGCATTGTTTCTTCTTTGTACATGCGTTTGTTTTTGTTAACAGCTTCGGCAACAAGAAAAGGACCCTCAATAAAAAGGGTCTTTTTGCCATCTTTTTCTTCAGTTAAATAACTAACTGATTCGGTAATTTCTTTAATGAGTTTCATTATGTTACCTTATGGTTTCATGGCGTATGCGCCATAGTTAAATGCAGCAGGATCATTAAACTGGCCACGTTGATAGTGTGCATTATCTTTACGTAATTCCATAATAATTGTATATGAGTCATTTGCAACCATACCACGGGTTGTAATACCAATGTCGCCATTACTTCTGGAAGTACCTGCGGTATTATTTGAAATTGTAATCCAGTTACCTGCACCGTCATATTCACCGTTTGAATTTAATGAAAAAATAGTTCTAGGTGTTGTTGCATTCCAGTATAATTCAACATCGCCGTTGGCTGAACAATCATACCACACACGATATACACCAAGACCATAGTAATTCAATGCAGTGTTTGATGCGCCGCCTTGACTGTTTGCAACCAAATAACCATTTGTTGCTAAAGCACCATACAATGTATTTGCTTGAATACGAACTGTATTAGATTCTTGGCCAGTACCATCAAATTTTGCAGTTAATTTAATAACAGCATGTTCTGTGGTATCTTTTAATATTTGTGAATCATATGAATTTGCCATTTTTTATCCTTGATTATTGAGTTTCAGTTTCATCTTCAACTTCATCCTCAACTTCTTGCTGTGGTGAAATAAGACTCATTGCAACTTCTTGTTTCTTTGCTTCAATATGAGCCATCACTTTATCTTGTAAAGAAGCATACATAGCATCTCGCATTGCCGTAGCATTGTCTTGTGCTGCATAATCTATAATTGCTCTTGCTTTATCCATAATTTTTCTCCTAATAAACTATTTATAATATACGTTTCAATTTGGCAAACACTTCTTCTTTTTTAGGTGCCGCTTTGGCTGCCCTCATATCAAGTTCATGTTGATGTTCAGCGTTTGCTTGATCCATATCCATTTGATTCTGTTGTTGCTGTGCTTGTGCATCTGTCTGTATTGATGCTCCCATTTGTTGAGAAGCAATATCGTTAGTGACACCAACTGGCAATCCTAATCCTTGTTCTTTTTCTTTATCAATCTG